CCAAAGCAAGGGTTGCTGATCTACGAACATTGCCTGATACCACACAGGTACCAATAAGATTTACAAGGTCTACGATAGCACGAGAGTCTAGTGTTTCACCTGCTCTGGAGCCTATTACACGGTCTATATGGTCATGCAACTTGATAAGGGGTGCAGGACCTGATGCAACGCCTCCAAAGCCCTTAATAGGGGCTCCAAGAGGTCTTATCAAATCATAGTTAAATTTTTGAATGCTTTGGTTTGCTCTTAGATATGAGTTGATAAGAAGTCTAACTGACTCTACCCATCCCTCACGAGTGTCTGGGATTTCGAACACCTGTTCTGGTTCTGTTGGGGCATAGATTGCAAAATGCTTATCCTGTCCCACTGTATCAAACCCTACACCAATACCAAGCATAAGGGCATCCATAACCCAAGCAAACAGGGCTCCTGGATCATTCTTGTCAAGGTCCTTTGTAGAAACCATTGCACAATTCTGTAGTGCTGCCGAGTTCTTTTTTTCCATTACCATTGGAGTTCCAAAAGCCCACATACCTCGTCCTGGTGGTGTCCACTTTAATTCAAACATTCTTTGGAATGCTTCTTGTGCAGACTTCTGAGCCTTATAATCATTCCATGGTAGACGGTTTTCTTTAGCATGATTCTTTTGAACTGAATACATACCCTCGATTACTCGACGACAAACTTCGTGCCAACGCTCTTTAGTTCCATCCTCCTTCATACGAGAATAAGTACGGATAAATGTAATCTCTCCTAAAGAGTTTTCTGCTGCATCCTTAAAACCAAAAGGGCTTGGAGCAGAAACATATTTACCTATAAAATCTTCTGGAAGTCTAAAACTAAAAAAATCTGACATGTGTATCGTCCTTTCAAAAACGGAATAGTCCTAAGTATAGCAGAGTTTTATGAAAAGCAAAACTCTCTATCTTATGTATAAGTTGATATTTAAAAATCTATGGTTAAGACGTTAACTTTTTCCACTCTTCTTTTTGAATGGCTTGCTCAATTCTTACTTGTTTTTCTTCTTCTTTCCACTTATCAATAGTTTCTTGACTATATTCAATTTCAAAATAATCCCAAAAAGAAACCATAGTATATCTTGTGCCTTCTAATATTTTACTAACACCATGCACATTTTCTATTCCTCCAGGAAATACATAGTAAGAGTATGCATTTGGTTTAAAGGATAAATAGATGTCCCACTTTTCTCCTTCTGAATTTATTTCAAAGTCTTCTTTTTCTTTACAAAAGAAAAGATCTCCACCTTCATAGTCGTTATTAAGATATAGAATACCCACATACTTATTTATTTCAAAAGCGTTTGGGACCCCGTCATTATCTGAGTTGTCAGAATGAGGAGAAGCAAAACCGCCAACATCCCACTTCTGTGCATGAGATGTATTGGCTCTAACTTTTCTTTCAAAAACCAGTTCAACTGCTTCTTTAAACTTTTCTCTAAGGTCATCAAAAAATGTTAGCGTTAGACCATGTTCTTCAAGTCCTGGATCGTTTGCCATTAATCCCATACCTAGAGATCCATAAAACGCTATGTCTCCCCAGTTTTCTCCTTTTGACTCTACATAATTAATTAGACATTGGCTTGTTTTTTCATCTATAAAATTAGGAATTTCAACAATTCTGTTGTGAGTTATACCTAAAACACCCTTATTATTTAATTCATCTTTTAAATATTTAAAGTTATCTTTATTAAGTTGATTAATGATAGTCATTTTTTATGTAAACCCCGCTGCTTCTTTCAATGTTCATTCTGTCTTTTTCCATTTGCATCCATGTATCTGGTCCATATTTTTTTTGATTCTCAATCCAAGCATCTGATGCTTGTTCATCTACATACCAAAAAGATCTAACAAAATACTTTTCTCCTTCAGTAGTTTCTCTTACTCCATGCCAGTACGGTGGCCTTGACGGAAAGATAATTACATCTCCTTCTTCTGGCTTATAAGTAATTCTTGTAAAAGAATCTTTATTGGAAAATACTTTAAATTCAATTTCTCCGCCATTATAGTTACTATTTAAATACATATTGCAAGTCAGGGCTTGTTTTTCTCCTGGACCCTCTGCATCTTCTTGTGGATAGTCTGTATGAAAAGACATAGAATATCTTGAATTGTTGTTTTCAATATGTGGAGAGTCACTTTCAGCCTTTGTAGAATCTTTTGAATTATAGTATTTGCATATGTCAGCCTTTAAAAATACTAAGTCCTCTAAGGATAGACCCGTTGTATCAACATAATGCTTTGTTGTTTTATAAAAAACATCAAGTATATCCTTGTGTTGATCTGATACAAGAAAAGATTCTATGTATAAAGACCATTCTTGATCTGAAGGAAAAGATTTAGATCGATAAAAATTGTTATTGAAAATTTTATAAATATCCCCAAAGTCATACCACTTTTCCCAAGTTGCGGAATCTAGAGAATCCAGAAGGCCACGCAAATCTTTAAATGGGTTCTTATATACAAAAATGTTTTGGTCTATTTTATTAAAATTAATATTTTTAATTGTCACATTGCTACCTTAGATTCATCTATACCCTTTTTAATATTTGGCTTTTTGAAATCGTGATACCTGTCACCTCTATCAATTCTTTCTTTTTCCATCTTTGCCCATTCTTCAACACCAAATTTTTCTTGATTATCGTGCCACTCTTTTGTTCCAGCAAATGGAATTTGATAAAAGCATCTAATAAGATATTTGTCAATATTTCTAATTCTTTTAACACCGTGAAGGTATCTTCCCTCTTGAGATAATAAATCTGGATGGCCTGAAGGAAAAACCAAAACATCTCCAGCCTCTGGTTTATAATCTATAACCGTTTTATTCCCAGTTAAAAATGTTATACCTCCATCGCCATAGTCATCATTCAAATACATTGTGCATGTTAATGCAAATTGTGCTCCTGGGCAATCTGTTTCAAGGGCTTTATAGTCTGAGTGATGGATCATTTCTAAAGAATCTTTATCGCTATTTGGATCATTGTCATGAGTATATTTTGAAATTGATGGGCCCATAATAATCCAGTCCTCTCCTATTTTAAGATTATGGGCAGACATAAAATTTTCGGTTGCATAACCAAATGCATGCTGTATTGTTTCTAATGCCTCAACCTCTTCTAAATATAGTGTGTTATTAATATTAGGATCATCTTCATTTAGAAAATTACCAATGACATATACATAGTGTCCAAACCTACTCCATGGTTGCCAATCGTCAAATAAAAAACTAGTTCCTTTGTTTAATTCAGACTGCTTAAATAATTCTACAATCCTTTTATTGTTTGGAATTAACCCTTTGTAAACATAAATGTTTTCATCTAATTGTTTAACTGTAATATTATTCATTTTTTGTCCCCCATTGGATTATCTTTAAACATATAATTATTATACCACCTTGTCTCCAAATAAAATTGCAAAACCAAATCTAGGGGTTATGGGTTCAACATAGTGGTAAGTTCCACCAGGTATATACAATAGATCTCCTTCTTCTAATATAACATCCATAAAAGGTTGATCATTTTCAACAGAATCATAAAGTCTCCAACGTGTTTTACCTTTACATTGCCAATGTATATTGTTTTCCCTGTCTTCATGTTTGCCAATAACTTGTCCGCTATCTTCAAGTTTAAGTGAACCAAATAACTGACATGTTACAACCTTTAAATCTTTAAAACAAGGATAAAATCTAGAATGAACTTCTTTTACAAATAAATTTACTGAACTTATAATCTGTGCCTCATCATAAAATAATGCGTATGGATTAGGCAAAATCTTTTTACCAGTTTTTTTGTGCTCATAATCATTTACAAACTGAAGCACTTCATCCCAGGTAACTTCAGGCATTGATATTTTTGGAAAAAGAGTTGCTACTTTATTATTATAAGCATTTAAAAAATTATCTTGATCTAAAAAATTAAAATCAAAACTTTTATTTTTCATTTTGATTTTCCATGTGAACGAATTGTAAAGAAAAAAGGAATAACATATCTAATTCCTTTTTTAATTTCTCTTACTCCGTGAATATAATTTAAATCTCCAGGGAAGAAATATGCAGAACCCGCTTTTGGCTTAAACTCAATTCCTTGATTTGGGAAATATAACTCTCCACCTTCATAGTCATCATTAAGATAAAAAAGACCTGCAATATCATACCAAGGAAAATCATTTGGCTTTCCTACATTGTCTCCTTCGTGCAACTCTTTATCTGCATGTGGGTTTTGTAGTTGTCCTGGAAGCCATCTAACAATTGCTGTTGCTGTGGGCCAGGCGTCAATATTAAAAAAATCATTTACTTCTTCTGTAAGCCTGTCTTGAAGGCTTTTAATTACTGGGTTTATATTTTTATTATTTTGATCTAATCTATCTCCAGTGCAGACTCTGTCATCCCAATATTTAGAATCATAAATAACAGTTCCTTCTTCGTTATAGTGAGTTTCAGTAATATCCCAAATTGTAATATTTTTTGCTGATTCTGATAAAAAAGATAGTTCTTCGTCGGTCATAAAATTGTTTCGTGCTTGGATCATATCTGCACTTTTACCAAAAAATCCAGAGGGAGTTATTGAAAATCTATCTTTATCTTGGTGATTAGAGTACTCTATTTTTTTCATACAGTTAGTATATCATCTTTCTATTCATATTTGCGCTGCTCCCAGATTTCATTTTTATATATTCCGCCATTTGGTTTTCTATAAATTTGATAATTTTCTATTGATTGCTTCATTAGTTCAACTGCATTATCTTGTTCTATTATTTCAGAAGTCCAGGATTCTCTTTTAAATGGCAGAAGTTGAGCATACGCTGTTCCTTCTGGAATAATTCCCTCAAAACCCTCACAAATAAAAAATGGAAAAGATCCAGGCATATGAACTTTGTCGTTATCCACAATTCCACTAGTTAGCAAAAATGGTAACTCAAATCTGTTAAATGGCTGAGTATACAATACGCTATATCCTGGAGGAGTTTTTATTTGCCAATCTGGAGTTATTGCAAAATGATTTTTGTAATACCCGCGGGGGTGTTCAAACTGTGGCATTTCTGATCTTTCTTCAATTAAGTTTTTATATTTTACATTTAAAACTTTATGTTTTAGTCCAGAATCAGTCATGTAGAATTCAATATCGCAAGGAAGATTAAGAGAATATCCAGAACCCATAATATCAAAAATTGCAGGACAGGCCTTCCATGTAGGAACTTTTCCACCATCCTCTCCTATATAAAAAGAATTGTCTGTTGGTAATTTTGCAAACCTATCTGCTTTTCTAAACCATTCAGGAATTGTTCTTATAATTGGAGTTGGTGCTGACTTGCTTTCTTTTGAAAGCCAAATTTTATTTGCAATAAAAGATATTTTTTCTGTATTCATTACTTGTCACTTTGATATTTATTAATTGAAAGTTTTAAGGATTTTACTTCGTGCTCTCCAAGGCTATTTCCTAAATGGTCAACAGCATCTCTATAAAAGTTTGTCCATTGTCCAGACTGAGTTATTTCTCCAGAGGCTTTTCCATATTCAGAAAGATTCTTTTCAAAATCTTGATCTTTTACATAGTCGTACAGATTTACTTCTGTTGCTTGGAGTTTTTTTAAACTAATTGGCATAATACAAACAATTGGTGTTCCTGCTGGTATTGTTATTACTTCATTTGCCCTTGTTATTTTCCATGCATATGGAAGTGGAGCAAGATGGACAACTGGACTAATTACACTTGAGAATCCTTGAACACCATCAATAAATTGATTTGGAACTGGAAGGAGCAGTAGACTAATCTCATCAGTACTTTTAAAATATAAACCACTATTAAAACTTATAGTTCCGTTAGCCCTGTTTGCATGAACATACTTTTCTCCAGAAAGAATTTCAAGGTCTTCAGATCTAGAGTTTGGATCTGTTCCTTTCCAAATAAAAGAAATGTCTTCTGGAAAAGAAAATGTCCATCCTGTTGTGTTTGCCAACGATACTGGGAAGCAATGATAGGCGTGTTTGTCAAAAGTTTCATCCATCCAGTTTCTTCTAACTTTTAAAGTATCAAAAGTTACATCAGAATGTGGTGTTTGATAAACATCTATAGACATGTTAGTTTCCTGTTTCTAAAAACATCTCTGGTCCATGGAATTTTGCGCTGTAGTCTAGCATTGTTACAATTGAATATTTAGTTCCGCTAGTAACTGGCATTGCTCTATGAGAATACATATATGTTGATGGGAAAATATACAAATCTCCAGCACGTGGTTTTACTAATAAATCTTGGTGTTGAAAATGTAAACCACCGTCGACGTAGTCGTCATTTGGGTATGCAACCAAAGACACTGTACAGTTATAAGAAAATCCATGATCATGATGATATTGGAAATGCTGACCCTCATGGTATCTAATAAAATTCATTGCTTCCCAAAACCTTAGTTCTGCAATATTAAACATTTTACGATAGTGCTCAACTGCTGGACTTTTTCTATCGTAGCAGTCTTGCCAAAGTTGTTGAAGCGCTAAAGATGCTTCTCCTGGTCTTTGTGCCATATCTTTCTTTGTAAACTTAAAGTCAACACAATCTCTATATTCTGGCATGCTTTCTTGATAGCCAACAAACGCTTCCATCCAGTGAAATGGGTTGCTTTGGTCTTCAAGAACAGACTCTAATCTGTTAATAATATCCAGTTCTTTAGGTAAAACATCTCTATAGACAAAAATTCCACTCCCTAGATCTTCAAAAGACGACCAGGTTTGCTCTATAGGGGTTGTCTCAGTTTGAACATGTTTTTGCATTTTTTCCTGCTTTCTACTATGTATATATTATAGCACTAGTTATTCTTATGATGTAAATCGTTATAGTCTGTCATAATTACAACAGAATACTTTATACCCTGCAATAATTCACAAGAGGCATGCTCATAAACAAAATTTGATGGGAAAAGAACAATGTCTCCAGCCTGGGGCTTAATCTTTAATTCTTGTCTTGGAAACTCTAATTCTCCACCAACATAGTCATCATTAAGATATAGTATTGCAGATATTGTACATGCATAGAATGGGCCATGGTCACCATGAAGTTTAAAATATTTCCCAGGTAGATACTTAACAAAATTAAAGGCTTCTTTGTATTTCATCTGAAGATGCCATAAAGACTCATAATCATTTAGGCAGACATCTAATGCGTCTTCTACCTCTTTGTGTATGTCAAACATGTCTTGATTAAAAGATATCCCAGACTTTCCAAGCATATCTCTTTTATATTTTATATCAATGCAGTTCCTAACATAATCTAAATTTTCTACATCATTAACCATTGCTGTAGACCAAGAAAGGTTACAGTCTGGATCGTTTGCTGAGTTTTCTAGTCTTTTAATTATACTATCACACTGGCTTCTATTTATGGCATTTTTATATACATTAATACCGTAGCCAATATTTAAAACCTCTATGTTATTTGACATTGATCTAGACTTTAGCCTACTGTCTGCTTTTTCTAATCTTGGTAAATCAAGCCACCCAAAGTTATTTGTCATTCTAATATTATAGCATATCTACATATTTATACAAAATATTAATTTTAAATTTGATATATGTAAATTTCTGCAAAATCATAAATTGGATCTTTTTTAAGCAATTCTTTAAAAATATAATCATTTTCAAAATGAAAAACAAAAAAGGATTTAGATTTTGATAAAATTTCCCATTTATCTAATATTAATTTATTAAAAATTTCAGGCAGCAATGGGTAATAAAAATAATAAACACACTTTTCTTCTGAAAAATGATAATCATTTATATCACTATTTATAAAATCAACTTCTTTATCTATTTCTATATTAATTGTTTTTAAATTATTTAAAGCAATATTGTTGAATTGATCGTCTATCTCTACACCTACATACTTCTTATACGGTGCATTTGAGATTAACTGATGTAAAATTGTTTTTCCCTTACCGCTACCTATATCTAAAAAGGTATACTCCTCAATTCCTTCAATATCTTTCATAAAATTATTCACCATGTCTAAAATTTTTAAAGGTGAGTTCTGTAAACCCATTGATCCTGGAAACCTATCATTATTATCAATACTGCCTGGCACATATTCACCAGAACCATCTGAGGCTAAAGGAGTTGGATGCCAAGTGTCTACATTATATTTTTCATCAAAAAATTTGAATAATGAAGCGTCTTCTCTTCTAATTTTTTTTAATACATCTAAATTCTTTATTGTACTTTTGTCTACACCTTTATGCATTTTTTGCTCCTAAATATTTGTTTGGCATGATATCAATTATAGCATGGATTCTGTCATGGTCACTATCGTTTATTACTGAGTGTGGAATAATATTATTAATCTCATACCAATTTCCAACCTCAAGATACTTTTTTTCTTCAAATACTTCAAATATGACTTTTGGATTTGTTATTAGTGGAATATGTATTCTTCTACCGAGTTGTAGCATTACCCCGCCATCAACGTGAGATTTTATTCCAGAGCGCTTATTCATTTGAATTATCTCACTCCTAATAACTTTGCCATCGTACAAGTTTTCTAAATATTCATAAATAGCATTAAGGCTTTCATTAGATTGTTTATTTTTAAAATAATTTATATCATAAGATGTATTGCCTTGTCCAATTTCCCAATGATAAGACATAAACCTTAGTTGAAACATTTTTGTATCTTTGTGCGTTGCCAACTTGTCTTGACGAGAAGTATCCAGTAGCCACTCATTTTCAAAAGAGTTAACTTCTTGAATTATTGAAGATAGATCAACTGGTAAAGATCCATATTGATAGTTCCAAGAAGTATTCTTATCTGGTAGTTTTAACATAATCGTAAATTTCCATATCTAAATTGTTTAATTCTTCAATTTTATTTTTCATTGAATCTGATATTTTAATAGTTTGAAAATTTTCATTAATAGCATTTTTATTTGAAAAACTATAAAACCCATATGCCTGATAACATAGATCATTTAACCTTGATATAAAAGATGAATGATTGTCTAATGTATCTATTAGAGCCATTGAGTCTATAAGGTCTTTTACTTCTTTTATATCTACGCTACCTTCTTCAAGGCACCAACTTTCATTGGCTCTTTGAATTCCGTGGTCTAAAGAATTATAAAAATCTTCGTTTAAACTTTTATTTAAACTTCTAGCCTGAAGGTTATGGTGTTTTGAATTTTCCACCCATTTTTCAAGTTGAGCCTCTAAGTGAGCACCTTTAAAAGATGGATGTAAATAAATAAAGTTGCTTATAAATCTATCTAATGGATTTCTAACCAAGCCTATATTTATTAAGTCGTCTCTATACTTTAATGCAGTCAGACCAAAGTGCCCTGAAATAAACCGTTTATCAACAAAGGTTTTTGGAAAAACCTCTCCGTGGTTTGTAGCAAAGTATGGAATCTTCCTAATCTTTAGATCATTAACAATATGAGTCTTTATATATATACCCGAACATCTTGGGATATGTATATGATTTATTGAACTCATACTACTGAGAATCTCTGATAGTTAAGCCTTGGAAGGCACCCTTCTTATTATGAGAGATTAGATCTCCTGCAATAAAGAGTGAATAAGGATTTACAGTGATGTCATAAACATCTGTTGTTTCATCAATATATTCAACAACTTCAACAAGGGTATCAACTGCTTGATTATTGATATCGGATACTAGGTAGTCTCCAACTTTAACGACGCCAGCCTGTACGAATGCATAGACTCCATCTCTCTTAACAAGCATCAAGTGCTCCATAGAGAATCGTTTTTCGTTGGTGCTATTGAATGCTACTGTAGTTGCAACATCTCTAGCCTTGATTGCTCCGATAACTGTTTCAACAACTGATGATCCAGTTAGAGTATCAGATACCCATGTCTCAGCAAAATCAACAGATGAGTTATCTGGTAATTCATTGAAACTGTAGGATACTAGACTTTGTCCAATAGCCAGGTCTCTTGCTTTAACATATCCACTAGTTGTTCTTACAAGAACATCACCTTGTACGCAGAATACTGGTGGGAAGAACGGACAGAATACTGGTGGGAAGAACGGACAGAATACTGGTGGGAAGAACGGACAAAAACGTGGTGGGAAGAACGGACAGAATACTGGTGGGAAGAACGGTGGGAAGAATGGGAAGAACGGACAAAAACGTGGTGGGAAGAACGGTGGGAAGAACGGTGGGAAGAATGGGAAGAACGGTGGGAAGAATGGTGGGAAGAATGGGAAGAACGGTGGGAAAAATGGAGGGAAGAAAGGAGGTGTTGTTGTAACGTTGTTAGAACTATTACCGTATAGTCCATCTCCATTAGCATTTATAGCAAGAACCTGATAACTCTGTGATGTATCTCCAGTTTCTGCTACAGTTGTTGACAAAACATTTCCTACAACATAAACTGGACCATCAGAAGACTTTACACGATATCCAGTAATTGCAGATCCGCCAGTTGCAGGTGCTGTCCAAGATACTGTATCTAAGTTAACGGCTGTAGTTGCTGTTGGAGCATTTGGAGCAGCAGGAACTGTTGTTGCCAATACTCCTGCTGATGCAGAAGATGCTGCTGATGTTCCCGCAGCATTAGTTCCTGTTACTGTAAATGTGTAAGAAGTATTTGATGCAAGACCATCAACGGTAATTGGAGAGGCAGAAGAACTTCCTGTAAACCCTCCTGGAGAAGATGTTACTGTAAATGATGTTGCTGCTGGAGAATCTCCTGGTAATGAAAAACTAACACTTATGGCACCATTGTTAAACGCACGTGAAGTTCCTACGTTTGTGCCTACAACAGATATGGGTGGTTTTGGCTCTAATGAGTCATTCTGTTGTAAAGATTTAGATCCTAGTTCTTTTTTTGCCATTTTTTATTTCTCCAATTTTCTTTGTATTTTTTATGCTGTGAGATCTCCAACAACAACCCAAGAGTCTGTTGCTCTCTTCATTAATGTTGCTGATGACCACTGTGTACGAAGTTTTAATCCTGGAGTTGCATTAACTGTTACTCCTACTGCTCCAGCAATTGTTACTTGTCCCGCACCAGTTTGAAGGATATCAATTGATGATCCTATTGGAAAGGCTGTTGTTGCATTTGTTGGAATTGTAACTGTTACTCCAGTAGCAGAAGAAACTTCAATTAATGAATCTCTTTCATTAAGTGCTGCAAGTGTGTAGCCTGCTGTTTTTTGTATAATTGTTGTACGTGATGGAACGCCTTCTTTTGTTTGTGTTCCATCTGTGAATTGTACTCCGCCTGCTGGAACAGTTATTCCTACGCCAGTAAATATTGGGGAAGCAAGTGGTGCATATGTATTTGCTGCTGTTGATGAAGCAAGTTTTAGGTCTAAAGCAGTTTGTGTAGCAGTTGAAACTGGCTTGTTAGCGTCGGAAGTATTTTCTACGTTTCCAAGACCAACCATTGTTGCTGAAATACCTGAAACTGTTCCACTAAATGCTGGGGAACTAAGTGGTGCATACCCTGAAATGCTTGCGCCTGTAGGAATTGTTACTTCTCCAGTAAATGTTGGTGAGGCTAGTGGTGCATACCCTGAAATGCTTGCGCCTGCAGGAATTGTTACTGATCCAGTAAATGTTGGTGCATGCAATGGTGCCTTATAACCAAGTACTGTGTGTGTAGCAGTTGAAACTGGCTTATCTGCATCTGCTGTATTATCAACAGATCCTAGGCCTACCATTGACTTTGTTACACCAGACACAGTTCCTGTGAATGTTGGTGAAGCAATTGGTGCCTTAGCAGCAAGGTCAGATGTTAAACCTGAAATCTTAGACTGTGCAATTGCGGCTGATGCGTTAACGTCTGCGTCTACAATTGTTCCATCAAGTATCAGCGATGAAGTTATTGCCCCAGTTGAAATAGAAACTTCGTTACCTGATACAGTTACTCCAGTTCCTGCTGTAATTGTTCCTGAACCTGAGAACTGGAATACATCAATGTTATCCGTTCCAACAACAAATGTTGCAGGGTCTGCAACTACCTGAATCCATCCTGTTCCAGCGTTTGTTCCATCTTGTACGAATATGTATGCGCCTGGAATCTCTGATGCTTCATCACAATATGTACAACGAGTAAGAACATATGGTGTTGATGCAGATCCCATGTCTGAAACATAGTATCTACCATTTTGAGCCTTATTGGTTTGATTCTTTACAAGAATACCCTTGTAAAGTGCCCAACCTGATGCGCCACCTGATTCTGCAGGAAATGCTCCATTGGTGTTATGTGTAAGAGTTGCTCCTACACCTGCTGTACCATTATTGTATGTAGCATCAATATTTGCTGTTGTTGCTCCAAGAACCTGTGGCTTTGCAATAACTCCTGATGCTGTATTATCAACATACTGCTTAGTTGCTGCATGTAGTGATGATGATGGATCTGCAGAAAGTGTAAGTGCTCCTGTCATTGTACCGCCAGCAAGCGCTAACTTAGAAGATAGGTCGTCAGTAAGTCCTGAAATCTTTGATTGTGCAATTGCTGCAGACTCATTAATGTCTGCGTTTACGATTGCTCCATCAAGGATCATTCCTGAAGTAACTGTTCCAGTTGGTAGAGTTACTGTTCCTGTAAATGTTGGAGAAGCAAGATTTGCCTTTAGATCAAGTGCTGCTTGTGCAGCAGTTGAAACTGGCTTGTTAACATCAGATGTGTTGTCTACGTTTCCAAGATCAACCATTGCCTTTGTAATACCAGAAACTGTACCTGTAAATGTAGGTGAAGCAAGTGGTGACTTTAGATCAAGTGCTGTTTGAGTATCACTAGATATTGGCTTATTTGCATCAGAAGTATTATCTGCATCTGCAAGTCCAACCATATCTTTTGTAACTGCACCAGTTGCAATTTTAGCATTTGTAACTGCTTGATCTGCAATTTTTGCAGTAGTTACTGCTTCTGCTCCAATTTTTCCTGCTGTAACTGCTGTATCGGCAATGTCTGCTGTCACAATAGTTCCTTCAGCAATCATTCCACTTGTAACTGTTCCTGATGGAAGATTTACTGTACCAATAAATGTTGGTGAATCAAGGTTTGCCTTAAAATCAAGGGCTGTTTGAGTTGCTGTTGAAACTGGCTTATTAGCATCTGTTGTATTGTTAACTGATCCTAAGCCAACATCTGACGCTGTTATTCCTAAAGGAGTTACAAAAGTTTTGTTAGTTAATGTTTGTGTTCCTGATAGTGTTGCAAGAACTAGCGTGTCTGTAATACCATGAACATTTGATGTATCTGTATTATGGTTTGAAAGAATTGTTGTTGTTACTAAATCTGCTGTATTTGTAATACCATGGATATCAGTTGTGTCTGTAGCATGGTTTGTCAAGTTTGTTGCTATTGTTGTTAAGAATGCTGGGTTGTCTCCCATGGCTGCTGCTAATTCATTAAGTGTATCAAGAGTTGCTGGTAAATCAATTCCAGAAAGACCACCCAAGATTGACTCTGCATCTGTAAAGTACTTGAGGGATGCCCATGCAGAAGAACCGTTACCTACTTTAAATTTAACTGTGTCGGTTTCAAAACCAATTTCTCCTGCTGCCAAAGTTGGGTTTGCAGCCGTCCATTGCGCTGCTGTTCCTCTGCGCTGTTGCATTCTTGTTGCCATATTTTATTTCTCCTTTATGGGGGCTGCCCATTAACTTATCTTATTATAACACCCAATTTTTAATTGAAGTTATCTACTACACTACCGCCATCGAATACAACTGTCCACTCTGTTGAAGAGGGGCTGCCTGCATCCAAACCTACACCCAATGGGCTATTGAATGATCCACCTTCATAGAACTGGGATACTATGAAACCAGTTCCATCAATTGCGGTATCGTGAATATGTTGTGGTAAATTATTTGTATCATCAATAGTGGCCTGGGTATACCATGCTCCATCATAATAGAAATTAACTCTGTTTGTTGCAGTGTCTAACCACATTGTTCCATTAGTTGGTGAAGAGGGAGCAGTAGAGCCTACGGCCATTGAACGACTATCGACATACTCCTTGGTTGCTGCGTGGGCATTGATAGTAGGAGTTCCTACTGTTACTGCGCCTCCGAATGTACCGCCGTTTGCTACGACTAATCCATTCTTGACCTTGAAGTCTTTATCGACTATTGCCATTTACTACTCCTTCTTCCAACTATTTTTATTTTTTATTAAACTAGAAGTGTTCCCATAACAGTAACTGTTGAGTCATTGTTAGCGGTTGTTACCTGTAGTTGTACGTTTGCTCCTGAAATACCTGCTGAAATTGATGACGCTGAGCCATTTGTTCCAACAATTCCGTATTCAGTGATTGCAATGTTATCTGAAGAGTCAAGTGTCAAAAGGACCTTTGATATTTCAGTATGTGTTCCGTAGGCAACCTTTACAAGGTATTCTGCTGAACGGTAGTCAGCCTTTGCGAAGGCGTGTGCTACTTGAATTCCTGCTGTAGGTGCTGAAAGTGTTGCTGCAACCTGCTTAGCAACTGAGTTTAACTCAACTGCTGTGAAGTTTGGAACAACTGCTTCAAGAGCGTCTACTGCTCTTTGTGCTGTGAAGTAAAGGTTATTTGCTCCACCAGCACCAGTATTGTCTGTTCCTTCTGCAAGATCATTAGTATCAGAATCTGCTACACCGTTTTCTGCGGTAATAGTAAGTCCTGAACCTGTGCCTGAGATTGTAATATTTGTTAGTGTTGCACCAGTCAAAAGGGCTGCTGCTGAAGTCTTGGCACGAGCATCTGTAAAGTAAAGGTTTGTTGAGCCCTCTTCAATATCATCTGTGTCAATAAGATCAATCTGATCTTCAATTGTTCCACCAACAGCGTCAATTGCTCGCTGGTTTGTGAAGTAGAGGTTTGCTGAACCTTCTGCTACATCGTCTGTTATAAGGCTGTTTGCTACATCAGTTGCTGCTTGCTGTGCAATACTAATTTCTGTTGCTGTCTTATATGCTGACCAAACCTCTGTTGAAAGGTTTGATGCATCATTGATCAAGTCATCTGCATAGTCCTTAGCATCTTGCTCTGCATCATCAGCATATGACTCATAAGCAGTTGTTATTGCTGTCTCACGGCCATCTGTGTAAGAATTTGCATCAGATTCTGCTGTATTAGCATAACCCTGTGCTGTTGTAAGAGCAGTTGTAATTTCTCCATCTACATAACCCTTATTTGCTGCATCAGTTGAAGATGTTGGTGCTCCAAGGCTTGTAACCTTATTTGTTCCACCAAAGTCAAGGTTTCCGCTCATGCTGTCGCCAGCCTTTGCTACCTTTTCTCCAATTGATGTTGTAACTGTTGTAATAAAGTCTTCGTCATCACCAATTGCTTGGGCCAACTCATTAAGAGTGTCTAGCAGTTCTGGTGCTCCGTTAATTAAGTCTGCAACTGCTGTATCAACGTATGACTTTGTTGCTGCATCTTGGTTTGCTGAAGGATTTAGAAGACCAGATACCTTGTAACCACCAGCAGCAAGATCGCTACCAAGTGTCTTATTAGAAAGTGTCTGTGTATCTGTTGTACCAACAACATTACCAGTTACTCCGTGTGCTGAAGTGTCTAATTCGTGTGTTGAAAGATCTCCTGCTACTGTACCAACAATTCCATCAGCATAAGACTTTGCATCAGCCTCTGCTGTGTCTGCGTATGATTCATAAGCAGTTGTAATTAATCCTTCACGAGTATCTGTGTAAGCCTTAGCATCTACTTCTGCTTGGTCAGCGTATGCTTCATAAGCAGTTGTAATTAATCCTTCACGAGTATCTGTGTAAGCCTTAGCATCTACTTCTGCTTGGTCAGCGTATGCTTCATAAGCAGTTGTAATTAATCCTTCACGAGCATCTGTGTAATCTTCAGCGTTTGATTGTGCTGTTGCTGCTGCTCCAACTGTATCCCAAAGACCAGTGTTAGCATCAATCGCTCTCTGGTTTGTAAAATACTTATTTGTTGCATTTTCTGCAAGGTCTGCAGTGTCATGGTTTGAAAGTGAAGAAACTGTTCCAGTTACGTTACCAATCAAGTCTGCTGTAATATCACCAGCAGCAAAATCTCCATTAGCATCACGCTTTACAACTGTGTTTGCTGTGTTAGCAGATGTTGCTGTACCACCAATAAGATCAATAATATAATTTTGATCTGCTGTTTTCTTTGTAAGAACGTCAAAACCGTTAACTGTCGCTGTTGTACCTTCAACGATTAAACCACTCTTAATTTTAAAATCTTTATTTACTGTTGCCATTTTTTATATCTCCTTTTATTACGCCTTAAGTCCAATTCGTGCGTAACGAACTGTGACTGGCTTGATCGCAGGATCTGGAGTGACTGTAATAGCCACGGTATTTCCAGTGCGAGAGACATCAATGGTGCCAATATTCCCATCATTGTCGATAGTGCCGTACTCGCTGACTGATACATTTGTACCGTCAACAAGAATTGTTAATTCAGTTGCATAGAACTTGTTGTCCCCTGCAGAGGTCTTTGATATTGAAATAATATACTTGACCATGCGCCAAACTGTAGCATCAAAGTTATCAATGACAGTTACATTTTCAATGCCGTTGACTTCATTTTCGTTGTTACCCTTTGATCCCAAATCTGTTGCTTGGGCTGAAGCGGTATCAATTAAGTCTACGTAATTTTCTTGAGTTGGTCTATCACCTGTTTGGAATAAACCTTTTACATCTGAAATTGATATTTTAGCCATGTGGTAATTATATCACCCTTTTAATTATCTAATTAGAGAATATAGTTGCTGTAGCCAATAACCTGTAGTGGGATTGCTGGAGTATTACCTAAACCAATAGCCACAATCTGAATGGCTGAAAACTTAACTCTAAAAGGAAGTATATCTGTAATCAAAGTGTTTCTTGTAAAGTCTTCTACCTGAATTAATGGATAGTCAATAGGAAAAATTTGTTTTGTTTTGCCGTTAAGTTTATCAAGTATTAATGCTGTGGCCATTAATCTGTTACATCTTCAAGAATTTTTAGGCTACCCTGAGCAACCGTCCAAACTCTTGTAGGGTCTGACACTTGAATGTCAAAGATGTCTCCTGTTTGAAGTTGTACTGACTCTGCTGCTGTTAGCCAAACTGTAAACTCTCCAACTAGGTCATCTTCATCTGCAACTGGATATAAATTTAAAACTAGTGTCGCAGCATCTGTAATAATTCCAGGGGTTGAAGTAGGTCTTTTAATCTTCATAGCAATATCCCATTCAGATCCCGCGCCTTTTAGGATCAAAGGAACTTTAGCATCATCTGTTACATAAACCTTAAACCCAGAAGTATCTCCACGAACTACAGTCCAAATAACTGTTGGCGGTGCATTGCCAATATCGTATGATGTTTGAGATCCTCTTAAAGTTGCCATAGTTTATTATATCACGACAGGCCGTCTTTGAGAGCGCCCCAAGTGCCGTTTCCTTTTGTTTGAACTATTAACATACCGCTAACTGACTGAATGGCAACAACGGCTACATATCTTGCTGGTCCTGTACTTGGACGGGTTGAAACAAGTGTTCCACTTTCATCAACATAAACCCTTGTGCCAGGAAGACCAAGACCTGTTGTATTCATTTCTAAAACACCAGAAACAATTACAAGCCCATTTGTATTATTTGCAATACTGCTTTTTACTAACCCTAATATTGGAATATCTGGATTGTGAGATACACTTGATGGATTATATTTTTCTATTAATGATTTTCCACTAAGACTTCCGCTAATAAAAACTGGTGTACCAGTATCAATTGCTGCTCCTGTAGTATTTCTAGCATCAAGATATGCTGCGCCATAGCCTAGTGGAGGCAAAATATCATTTAAAGCATCAACTAATACTTTAAAGTCTCCGTGTACGTTCACGGGATCAGAAGCAATAGGATATTTCATAGTAGGATAATTAGATGATGATTGCGCCATAATTTCTATTATACCACCCTCTAAAGTTGACTTTTGACAAATTTTTATGTTATACTAGTAAGTAACACCTACCAAGGTGTTGTTGTTTTCTAAGGAGGAAACTATGATTAAATTTATCGAAAGAAACAAAGAGATCATTAGCACACTCAGTATCGTAGCACTAGTAACAGTTATGTCTAATTCTGCTAATGCTATTTCAGATTTTGATACTAAGAATAACCTTAGCCTGAAACAGGCTCAGACATCGGAAACCACCTCGAAAGAGGTTTTTTTGGTTTCTAAAGCAAAAAAGTTAGAGAGTTTTGAAAATAAGGTTTCTCTAACAGATTTAGAACTAAAGGAACTGCTTTCCCTAGTTGGCTTCAAGGGTAAAGACCTTGTTGTGGCTTGGGCAGTAGCAAAGAAAGAATCTAATGGACGACCATTGGCCTTTAATGGCAATCACAAGACTGGGGATTCGTCTTATGGTATGTTCCAAATTAATATGATTGATACACTTGGTCCTGATCGTAGGGACAAGTTTGATCTTGACTCTAACGCTGAATTATTTAATCCCGTCAAGAATGCTGAAATTGCATACTACATGACAAAGGGTGGGGACGACTGGTCTTCTTGGAAAGGCATCACTCCAAAGACTAAGGAATGGATGGCTAAGTTTCCTCGCTAATTCCTTCTTGGTGGCATGCCAAGTGCCCTAGGCTCAACTACAACATGTGAACTGTAGTTTGGAATAAAGTCTGTGTATTTTGTGTCTATACCAGACTCTTTAAGAAAATTGTAAACTTTTTCTTTTGGAATTTCTAATTGACCAGACATTAGCATAGACAGTCTATTAGTTGATTCTTCAACATGGCTCCAGTAGTGTTCTTTTCTGCCGTCTGCCCAAGGCCTAAGCGTTTCTCTTGTTACAGATCCATTTGCCTGTCCATGCGACTGATTGTGAAAAACATCCCTTGTGCCAATAGAGTAAATTTTCCAATCTTTTGCATAAGTTCTTAAAGATAAAGCAAACTCTTCAGTATTGAATGATTCTTTACCGCTAATACCAACTTCATCAATCCATTGCTTGGGTGCAAAAAGGTAACAACATGTAGCCCAATACGAACGAACTATTTCCTCTATTTCTAAAACCCTGTATCCTGGAAACTGAAATCCTGGAACTAAATTATTAAATAAAAATCCATACAGTGATACTTTACAGTCTGTAACAAAATTAATTGACCCGTCTGACATTATTTTATACTCTGCTGGGGCATATGCAATAATAAATTTTTCATTATTAATATTTAATTTTTCATATCTTTCAACAGCAAACCTATCCCATTCTGGTGCTGCATAGGTGTGTGAATCAAACTGTATAAAATAGTTATAATCTACATTAACTTGAGTTGCCAAGTTTCTAGCCCAACAGACACCACCCCTATACTCTGAAAGATCAAAGTGCCTATATAATAACTGTTCTTTTGGTATAAAAGATAAATCATATTTAGTATTATCTTCTGAAACTATAGAAAAATACAGATCCTCTTTATTTTTTGCCTGATGCCACAAAGAAAACATTGTAGAATAAAACTCTGGGTCACAATAATTGACAACACTAACTAATATTTTTTTCATCCCTTATTTCTTATTCCAGTATATAAATGTTGTGGGCCTTTTGTAAAAAACCAATGATCTGGCTCTACATAAAAGAAAAAAGCATTTGCAACTAGGTTATTCTTTGGGTCAGGGAATTCCTCTCTCCAGTGTTGTTGATCATTCCCGTATGAAATAACCATATCATTTTCTTCTGGTTGAAACTTTATTCCTTCAACATAAAAATCCCAAGGTGTTTTATGAAAAATTGTATAATTCATATGGTATGTACAAGCATTATCATCAACATGTTTCCAAAGTCTAGCCTTTTCTCCTTCATAGATACTTAATAAACACCAGGAAGGAAGTAATGTTTCTGATTCAAATTCTTCTTTTGCCAGTGGTAGAAGCATCTGATGAAATTTTCTAAGTGGTATTATATTTTCTCTATGTGTTCCGTCCCAAATTGCCCATTGATGTCTACCAAAACCTTCGTCAAATGTACTTTTATCTGTTGACCAAAGATGCATTGCTAGATCTTGTAATTCCTTATGTTCTTTTTCTGGAAGAACGGTTTTTAATAAATATGGCGCTTTCATCGTAGAAAACTAACTACTGCATATTTATCGCCTTCAATAATTGGGGATACTGAGTGATTATAAACATATATAGATGGAAATATAATTATTTGATTAGTTTTTGGTTTAAGTTTAATATTAAATCTTGGAAAGTTTATTTCTCCACCAATATAATCATCATTTAAATAATATACAACTGAAACTCTTCTATGATATTCGGTTCCGTCATCTACATGATTAATAAAACCTTGTCCTGGACTATATTTCATTATTCCGTATACGTCATGCCATTCAGGAAATATCTTATAATACTCTTTATAGTCTTTCTCTATTGGATCAAAATGATCAAAGAACAACCTGTTTAATTTTAAAGAAGTTATTTTTTCTAAATCTTCAACTTCTGCATAAGACCATTTAGGTGTAATCCATTTAGAATCCATCATCAATTTTTGAATTTCTTTATATAAAAAAACATTATCTGGAATTACATTATCATATACAACAATTCCTGGAGCAATTTCTTCTTTTATCATTACCATTTTCCTAACGGACACGATGCTGCTTCTAACATTACTTTTGCTTTCATAAAACATCCACATTTTTTACATTGTTTTGTTAATTTTATTAGTTCTGGACATTGTTTGCATATATTAAATCTTTGATTAGAGAGATCTGATTCCTTTACATAATTTTTTAAATTAAGCATGTGTAAAGGATTTACTTCGTTCATTTTATTCTGAATCTCTTTGTGTTAGGCCTTGGAAGACACCCTTCTTATTATGAGAGATTAGATCTCCTGCAATAAAGAGTGAATAAGGATTTACAGTGATGTCATAAACATCTGTTGTTTCATCAACATAACCCAATACTTCAACAAGTACATCTGTTGCTTGATTATTTATGTCATAAACTAAATAGTCGCCAAGTTTAATTACACCAGCCTGAATAAATGCGTATACTCCATCTCTCTTAACTAGCATTAAGTGCTCTAGAGAGAATCTTCTTTGCTTACTACCATTAAACATTACAGTAGTTGCAACATCTCTTGCCTTAATTGCACTAATAGTTGTTTCAACAACTGATGATCCAGTTAGAGTATCAGATACCCATGTCTCAGCAAAATCAACAGATGAGTTATCTGGTAATTCATTGAAACTGTAGGATACTAGACTTTGTCCTATAAACAAATCTCTTGCTTTAACATATCCACTAGTTGTTCTTACAAGAACATCACCCTGTACACATCCATCAATTGGTGCAACTGGTGTTGGTTCAGTTGGAGTTGGGGTAAATACTGGTGGGAAGAATGGACAGAATACTGGTGGGAAGAATGGACAGAATACTGGTGGGAAGAACGGACAGAATGATGGTGGGAAGAACGGTGGGAAGAACGGTGGGAAGAACGGTGGGAAGAATGGTCCTGTTGCTGGAGGCGTACAGTCTTGTGTGTCCGAATCTGTTCCTGTTGTAACAATTGGGGCTGGGTTTGGAGAACATCCACTTGCAGTTTCTGTTATAGTATACGATCTAGTTCTTGTTTGTGCATATTCATCTGGGCCACCAACTCTTACACAAGCACCCCAAGGACCCCACTCACCGTAAGTTGTTGTTGTTGTCCAGGTTGGTACACATGTTGGTGCAACTGGTGCAACTGGTGCAACTGGTGCAACTGGTGCAGTTGGTGTAGGTGTTGTACAAGTTACTGATGGATATCCTGAAGAACTTGCTGCAGTAATATTGGTTGCAGTTGGATATGTTGCTAATAAATTATCTAATGCCTGTCCTGATGTTGCTCCTGTGTCAGTAACCGTAGTTCCACCAACACAACCAGAGATATACCAAGTTGTTGCAACAGGTGTTGGAGTAGGTGTTGTACAAGTTACTGATGGATATCCTGAAGAACTTGCTGCAGTAATATTGGTTGCAGTTGGGTGAACTTCTAGAAGATTATCAAGGGCTCTTCCTGATGTTGGACCTTCTCCATAAACAGGACTTCCATTAACGCAACCAGAGATGTACCAAGTAACAGGTGTTGGTGTTGGTGTTGGTACACATGCTGCAGGAATTCCCAATAAAGTAACAATTTCAGCACTTGACAAGTTTGATATTGTAGTTGTTCCTGTAATGTTTGTAATTCCTGATCCTGTAGGAGGTGTTCCATAAGCGCCTGAATAAGCAGTCGTTGATCCGTTACATGTTACATAAATATCATAAATTGTAACCTCTGGTGTTGGTGTTACAGGAGTAGGTGCTACAGGAGTAGGTTCTACAGGAGTAGGTGCTACAGGAGTAGGTGCTACAGGAGTAGGTGCTACAGGAGTAGGTGCTACAGGAGTAGGTGCTACAGGAGTAGGTTCTACAGGAGTAGGTGCTACAGGAGTAGGTGCTACAGGAGTAGGAGTTGCTGCTAAAAATATTCCTATACCACTTGGGCCACGAAATAATGGACTCATGATTCTACCTGTTTACTACTAAGCAAACTTGTTCTGTGATGCAAGAGCAGTAAATGTTTCTGCACCTGTTTTCCTAATTGTATAAACATAAACATCTGTTGAGTTAATGTTTCCTGAAGAAGGGGCTATTCCACCTAACCATTTAGGAGTTACTGATGCACCATCAACAGTAAGTGCTGTTGGGTAATATGCAGTTCCACTTTGAGGAGATTCAAATACAACAGAGATTTGCTGACCTGTTGCCATTAATGAATTAAGAGTAGTTGTTGCATTGCCACGAATATTTATTGTCCAATTTGCGACGGCATTGGAAGTACGAATATCAATAGAAGAAGTAGCAACATCAATATCAATTGCTCCAGTTGCTGCTGTTGCAGAAATAGTTGTTAATTCTTTTGGTGATACAAGTGAAGATTTATCAACTCCGTCTACATAAGACTTTGTTGCTAAAAGAGAAGTATCTGCTATGCCATGGACATTTGTTGTAGATGAATTATGTGTTGTAATTGCAGCATTTCTGGCTAATACTTCTGCTGCATCTGCTGCAGTTCTATTTACTACTTCAAGAGCATCTGCATCTACAAGATTCTGTAAATGTTTTGCAATAGATGGGGTTAAAAGGTTTGCGGTATTTGTATTTGAACCGTCATAGGCATAAGATCCATAGTGGTAAAGTCTTAGCGCTGCTTGAATATCGGCTGCATCTGAAAGTCCAGGTATTTTGGCATTGAATAGCCCAGTACCACCAACGGTATTGTCAATATTCTCTGCTGCCACTATAAATCACCCTTTTTCATTATACCACCGTAATAAATAGGTGGACACGCTTAGTACCAGTTATCGGTCCCCAAGTTGTTCCATCATATTCTACACCCTCTATTTCAAGTGGTAGTGCTCTAATGCTTCCGCTATCTACTACATCTTTTACTACAAGATTTGTTGCTAATGGTCCAGCAGTATCTGGAGATGAAATAGAATACTGAATACTAAAACTTGCAGATGTAAGGTTTACGTCGCTTGCAATTTCTGTTACGTTAATTGGTGGAATAGTTAGTTTTCCATTTGCAGCAGTTACATCTTTTACAGCAGAATAAAAATTTGTTTTTAAACTAAGCATTTCAGTCCACTGTGTTCCAGTTGTTGTCGCTATTCTTTGAAATACTGTTTTATATGTATCTGAGTATGGATTATAGTCAATTGCAATATCTAGCGCTTCAATTCCTGTTGGAAGGTTAAGGATATCTGCATGAACATTTGCATCTTGTGGATTTCCGTTTGATCCCACAATAATACTTCCACGATCACCCTGTGGCCCTATGTCTAGGTCAAGACTTATTTCTACTGGACCACCAAAAACTGTTAAATCGTCATTTGATACTAATATATCTGCCATTGTTAATCTCCAGGGACTGGATCTCGTGTGACTTGATCAGTAACTGTGATTGTTCCAGTCATAAGTGTAATTACTTTTTCATAAAATGGGCTATCTGGTCCTCCAGCAGGATATCTTACTTCAACATCATAAACATATTCTGTGCCAGCAACAAGTTGATTTCCTTCTGTTGGTCTAATTGCACATTGGACAAAAGTATTAGTCTCAACATCAACTCTAGCAAAACATTTAATTGTTGCTGATTCTGCACTTCCTCTTGCTGTGGCAATTGAAAACCTTGCTTGCTCATATGGAGCGACTCCAGTAACACCATCAATAGTGTTTGTGTTATATAGAATATTGCTGTCATAAAATGGACTTAGGTCAAAAACCGTTCCATCGTTCTTTTTCGGGTAGATACGAAACTCAAAGGTGTCACCCTTATAGTAATTAAAGTCGTAGGTTGCTGGAAATGCCATGGTTTTATTATACCACGCTGACGTAGACAGAATTGAATATTACAGATGAATCAAAGTCTGTTCTAATTTGTGGAACAGCGCCATTGCCCCACATTGCTTGGTTTTCAATAAATATTTGTTGAGTGACTGAAAGATTATAAGTATTCTGATATTTAAATGATCCTACTAATTGTACAAACTCCTGATCATTGCTTGCAAAATAGGTTCTTAGCCAAACCTCTGTATTTGAGGTATATGTGGTTAGTTCAAAGTTATATGTTACGGATACTTGGGAGCCTTCTTTTATACCGTGAAAGTTTAAGGCTCTCTGGTGGCTATTCCAAAGACTGGTACAGCCTGCTGGAAGGTATTTTTCATTTTGACTCTTATCTTTTGTGTCTAATAAAAGAGTTACCCAACCATCGTCTCCTTGAGAGATACCAAGTTTGATTGGTTTTTCAATAGTGTTTGTATATGAGGCCCAACCTGCTTGTTGTCCAGATGATGACAATGAACTTTGGCCATTGACTCCTGCTGGACCACGATCTCCTTTAGGGCCAGGATTTCCCTGTGCTCCTTGCAATCCTTGTTCGCCATTTCTGCCATCTCTACCTGCAGGTCCTTGTGGTCCGACTGGGCCAGGGACTGGAAGAAATGAAATAGCATTATCTACAGTAGGATATGTTTGACTTTGTTCTACTTGTGCAGCATAAGAAGATTTTTTTGCACCTGGGAAATCCATAGATTTAGAAACAGCCATGGAGTTATTATCTCACTATATTAAGTCAGTGACTCTATAGATGTAATGATTCCGTTGGTAACTGTAACCATCTTGCTATCTGAGGTTTGGAATGTTCCTGTTGCTCCCGTTGGTAAATCACCAATAGTTGCAATTTGATTATCAGCAACAGTTGGATCATCTAAGAATTCTCCACCATCTCCAGATATAACAACAGTGTCAGGAGCAAGTAAAAATAAAGGATCTGCATCTTTACCATAAAGTCCATTAACTTTTATTAAACTGTCTGGTGCTGGGCCAGTTAATAATCCATCAGATCCAAATACCCATTGGTTTTCAGATACTTCTTCTCCAGGCGGTCTTGTGCTTACCAATACTAATCTTTCTTCATCAGAAACAAGAACTTTATTTCTTTCTCCACCAATAACAAAAGTGCTGTTTTTAGAGAAAATGTCCCACTCGGCAGTGTTACCAACTGGATCTGCTAAACCACCATTTGCTTTTGCAATGTATAGATTGTTATCGCTTCCTCTTACAACTGCAAGATCTGTAATGTATCCATTACCTGAAATATAGTTTCCTAAGTATACAAGTCCGCTAGAACCATTTGTTCCATCTGCACCTTTTGCTGCAAGCAAGTTCCAGATAAATCCTTGTGCAGGTGTGTCTCCAACGTTTCCACCATTTGCATTAGCACGGTACCAAAGTTGTCCATCGTATGTTGCTAAATCTCCAACAGCATATGCTGCGCCACCACTGTATTCTCCAGTGTAATTCCAAATAGCATCTGCCCCATCTTCTCCTGGTGTACCAGGTGCTCCTGGAGTCCCGTCTCCGCTACCACCTGTTGTAGTAAAACGTGCCATGATTAATCAAGTCCCATTTTAAATAATGCAACTTTAGAGTTGTTGGTATCTGTGATTGCATATAGCGCATCTAGTCCAGGTAGTTCTACAGACCATGCTGAGCCAGGGGCAAGACGGTATCCGTAATCAGATGCTGTCACTCCTTCTCCTCCAAGGTATACATATGCAGAAGCATCTACATTTTGAATTGTAATATCCATTCCAGAATGCATTCCGTTTGGAGTTAGTCTGGTAGCAGAAGCGCTACTAAGAGTTGTAAGGGCATGAGTTGTCATGCCTAGATTATATCACCTATTTACTTTGAAAGTTTTATCTTTAATTCTAACCAGCGTGGGCAACTCAGGTCTTGGAGTTGATATTTTAACTACTGCCATTAGAGACTACCTGTTACATCTCCAATTACTGAGATGGTTCCAATCAAAGGTGTCCAAATTGTTTCTACGTCAATAGTTACTTGAAGGTCAAAAGTTAATTCTGTTACAACTGATTTATAACCAGTACCCCATAATTCAGTAATAGATGCTGGAGCCATAATGTCTACATATCCACTTCCTGCCGTAACTTCCAGGGTATCAAGAGCATCAGACTGAGGATCATAAGTAGTAGCCTCAAAGGTCCAATCAGAAGTATCAAAATATGTTACTTCGTCATCTTCTAAAAATTCAACACGAAGCGGGGAGGTATCTCCTCTAACGATTTGCCATTTAATTCTGGCTGGATCTGCTCCAAAAACTTCTGGTCCATGCATAGTCATAATGTGATTATACCATAAAAAAGACTAATACCTTGATTGGTGGGTATAGGACAAACCAAGGTATTAGCCAGTAATAAAAGTATACCATAATAGACAAAACGGACATAACATTTAAAGTTATCAAATTGTTATAATAGACAATGTCCGATTTGTTACCATATGTCTTTTATGCCAGGTATTGAATAGTGTATACTAAATATATATAAGAAAAAAAAGAACTATCTTTATAGTTTTACAAACTATCTTTATATATAGTATATAGCAAATTATTTATCATTAGCAGCAATGTGCTTAATTAGAATTTCGTACATTTCGTCAAGTTTCTTTTCTTGGCGATCTCTAGATTTGATAGAGTCAATTCTCTGTTCGTCAACAGCACTTTCTAATCTATTAATTTGATCTTTTACCGATGATCCGCCATTAGTTTTAAGTTCGTAAAGATAATGCTTTACAAGCCACTTGATTCCAAAGGCAATTGATGATACAATTGTAAGTATTGCTACTATTAAGGAAGCCCAGTCTTGAATTGTCATAACTATATTATTATACATGGAGTTTATTAAAAATGAAGACAGACATACTCAATACATTAGAGCATTCGACGAATCTTATTATATCCCCTGACATGGATGGCTTTATGACCGCAAAATTATTAGAGCGTTTTAACGGTTCGCAAATAGTAGGCTCATACGACAAAAATATTTTATGTCTCGCCGACGGGATCAATCCAGAAGAATGTCTGTTTGTCGACTGCGATATGAATCGGCAAGAGTATGTATCTCTCGGCAATCATATGCGACTCTTGGAAGATAATATGTCCGTCGAGTCGTTTAATCCAAATGTTCACTTTGGCGTCACGACATATAGCGACAAGTTTCCTTTCGCAACCGCCTTTTTGATAAGTTTCGCAACAGAGGTTCAAACCTCCAATCTTGACCTCATACGCATGGCTTTCGCTGACTCAACTCTCAAGAACATGGAGAAATATAGCGAGAACATGCGAAATTGGTCAACACGGATGGATCATCCTGCAGTACAGTACATAATGGACAATTCGGACATTGCAAGAAAAAATGATGCACAGGCAAGGTTTGATTATGTTGATCAATCATTTACTTCTAAACGATACGGCAAGCAACGATACCTGGATACCCTTAATAACGCCCTAGAAGGTCAGGGTATGAAGTTTAAACCACTAACTATGGGTAGTAAGTACATATGCGACAAAGTTGGCAAAGAAACCGTTATAAGGTATAATAGAGATATCATCTCTTATGCAGAGATATTTACAGGAGAGTATTCTGTAACTTACAACCAAGAAAAGGAATGGGTATGAATAAAGAAGAAATTATTGACATGATGGTAGAGAGTATTACTGCTGATAACAGAGAACTTTGCAAGCAAAACAATATGAGCGATGAAGAAGCAGAAGCGCAAATTTCACAAGTACATCCAACGTTAGTATACATGGCTTCAAATATTTACACAAAATTGAAAGAAGGTGGCGCACTTGCCTAAATATTATTACAAACCAATTTTTGAAAAAGTCCAAGAAGCATATCTGGCAAATGCCAAAAAAGACTACGAGCCAGGAATTTATATTGAGTCTAATGTGGATATTGTTGTAAATGCAGATTCAGAAGAGCATGCAAATATGATTTGCTATGGGTTTATTGATGTAGGTATGTGGAAATTATATCAAATTAAGGATTAAGGTTTAGGCCATATTTTTTACAAATTGGGCTATCTCATGTGCTGCTTCATGATGTGTACCGTGAAATTTTAACTCGATCTGGTTTGCAATATGTTGTCTAAGTCTTTGCTCAATATTAAATAGCAAAACCGCTTGTTTTTGTTCTGGAGTTAACTCTTGATGATCGCTATTCATTTTTGCAAGAACATCCTGAGCAACAAGTTTCTGAAAATATTTTTACAGCCAACGAAGAGTAGTCTGTAGGTCTGCCCATATTGTCTGTTGATTGCATAGGTTTGGATTCGAATAAGAAATTTTCATCCCAGGCATTTTCTAGATTGTCCAGAATTCCCATTTAATTATTCCTGTGGTGCACTCATATGAGGATTAGTGCATGTGCATGCTTTGCAGCAGTTATCGCCATCATAATTTGTTTCGGTCATAGATCTATTATAGCACCATTCTGAAAAATTATTTTTTTAAGTAATCTATCATTCTTTGAAGGATCTCTACGCTGTCTTTGGCATTACCTAGCGCAGCATTACAGTGATGACACAACAAACCTCTAATACAATTACCACAGGCCCTAGTTCCAGGACAGCAGGAATGATTATGGTCTACAGATAGGCGCTTTCTAAATGTACTTTCTTTTAAACCACAAATCCTACAACTATAGTCTTGATCTTCTAGCATTTTATGATATTGCTCCATTGTCAAACCATATCTTTCAATATTTCTTGTATGTCTAAGTATGGGAGCACAAGTAATACAATATGATAATTCTTTATATTTAACGTTTTTAGATTGCTTCATTTCCTCTTGAGGAAAATACTCTCCACAGTTGCGACAATGAATATTGCCAGAAGAGTCTAATTTTCTAGGAAATATACGTGTGGCATCATTTTCTTTAATGTCATATGCCTTTACACAAACCTTGCACCAAGGCTTTAGTTTATCTTGTGCTTTAGAGTACTTGTGAAAATGTAATAGGTTTTTATATTCCCTGCAATTTGTACATTGTTTTTGATTTTTGTCATTGTATTGAACTTTTGTGTATTCTTTTCTCATATTATAAGTATATCATAAAATTCAGATTTATTCAGATTTCTATATTTACACTTTTTGGAATATTTTATTCAGATGTACGATACACACTATACAGAAAATACACACAAAAAAATAGTGCGCCCATAACAGACGCACTAGATCTTGGGAAAACCTTCTACTTCATTCTACCCTGTATCCATCCATTGTGTATACCTATGATGGGTGCATCAATACATACCGCCACACCTTGGTGTAGGGTGCTTCCCATCAATTCAATGAACTCGTGTACATGCTCCTTGGTATCGAATTCCATACCCCGCGTTGTACCGCTTGTTGTTGTTAGTGTTAATTTAATCATTGTGTTACCTTTCGCATGTGTGCTACTACATTGACAGAAACCTTTTGTAGGTCTGCTACTACCTTGTTCATTTCATCTGCTGAGTTAGCAGTAAGCCCTGCGCCTAGTAATTGTGCGCCGTCCCATAGTGAGTAAGTGATAGTCATTTGATAAGCCCTCTTTTCTTTAGTAATTCTTGAGCCTTAGCGATTTGCTCAGGTGTAGCGTTGCGATAAGCGTTAATTGTTTCTCTTATCCATGGTGACTTAGCCATAGCCTTCTCATGGGCTTCATGGCGAGCAATCGCTTGCTCGGCTTGTATTCTATTTAGTGTATTCATCTTGAACACCTTTCTTTATTTTGTATACTGCAAGTATAACAGAGAAATGTCAAAAAGTCAAGTCCTAGCACGGCGTGTCGCATGTGATGTCCGTCACACGGCACGTGTCAAATCGACACACCGATAACCTCACTATTGTTACGCAATCGTTATAATTCCCCCTACTAATGTGACCTACCTCTCATGTGATACACCTCATAATGTCCCTAATGTCCGTTTTGCACCCCTCAATTTGTCAGACCCCCCTGCTATACTTACAGTATAAAGAAACACAAGCGGTAAAGAAATCCGCTAAAGAAAGGTGGTCATAAATGACTACATTAGATAAAACAACAGTATGCGTAGAGCATAACCCTTATTTCACCGCTATCTCAGAGGTAGCCGATGTGCAATACACATTCTGCCAAGATTGCGAACAGAATATAGACCGCTTTTGGCTAGACTATGGAATGGAACGACTACCAGAGTGGTCAGATTGGTCGGTTACTAAATGAGTATTTGGACTAGAATTGCTACCACTAGCAATTACCCAAAGGGCATGATGAACCTATGCCCATGTGGTCAGGTGGTATTAGCCCCTGCGCTATACCATGAGGGGCAGTCATACATGACTAACCCTAACAAATGTAAAGACTTATTCGAAGGAGTAAATAAATGAGTACCTATGTACCTATCAAATCCGTATGTGGTGCGGTAACTACCACAATCGACCAGTATGACTATGACCTAAACCCTCATGGTGTTATCTGTTGCGATAACTGTAACTCTATCGTGTTATGCCGTAAGGCTTGGGATTTTCTATACAAGGAGGTTAAGTAATGAATAACTATGAGTTTAATGTCTATGTAACAGTAGAGGCAGAGTCCTATGATGAGGCCATTGATGTATTTGAGTTTCAATTAAAATACGGAATGAATAAAGATAATGTTTATTGTGCAGATATAAAAGATTTGGGGATAAGCGAATGAAAACACTTCAAGAAAAACTTGACGCAGTAGCGTTAGAGTTAGAGCCAGTACTTTGGGAATTACTAAATGAAATCGAGGATAAATAAATTGTTATTAGTTTTAATTGCAATGATTGTGTTTGGCTTTTTGTATTCACTCTAGTAGTAAAGATCGCATGGATAAATACCCTGCGATTTTTGCACGTGGCGGTTATCCACAGGGGGTGTGTATAACTAATGTGTTTAAGGTCACACAATTATTTCCCCCATTTACGGCGTGTCGATTTGCTTTTTTGACATTTCTTTGCTATACTTCTAGTATAACAATTAAATAATGACTAATAAAGCAATGAGCCTTAGCAAATAAATGTGACGAGTATCACAGTGAGCCTAAGCAAATAAGTGCCCAATTTGTCAGACCCCCCTGTTATACTTATATTAACAAACAAACGAAAGGTAGTCACTAAATGACTTACACTATAAAACTCGAAACCTATTCAGGTTCCGTAAAAAATATCCCCCTATCAACTAAAGGACAGGTTGCAGATTTTATCTCTAACTATCCTAATGCGTTACCTGTTGGCGTATCTGTTAAAGTATCTTGCGACATGCTAGGTATTCGTGGAACACTTAGAGGAAAGGCACTTATCTAATGATAAACTCAGTACTCTCTATCCCTTGCGAAGAATGCCACGCAACAGGTTTAATCTTTTTTGGCGATGAAGATAATTTCGATGTAGAATCTTGCGTATGCGATTTTGGCATGGAGCAAGACCTTAATTTATTCAATACACCCGAATCAAACTAAAGAATAGGAAATAAAAAAATGACAGTATCAATCGAACACAACCTAAAGTTTATCACAGAGGTAGACGAGACTCACCCCGTAGGAATGCAACTGCTTAGACTTTCAGAGTCAATGCAAATTGTAATGCTTGAAGGAATGCTAAAAGAGTTACTTGCTCCCCGCATTCAACCCGCCATTGATGAATTAAATGCTAATGGTTCATATGCAATTCTTAAGGTGGTCAAATAATGATGACACGCAAAGACTATGTAGCAACCGCAGAAATCCTGCACGGATTTAAAGATTTAATCGGTGACCAATTAGTTTTTGAAGATTTGGTCGATGAGTTTTCGCTAATGTTTGAAAGCGATAACGAAAGATTTGACCATGTAAAGTTTTTCAATGCTTGCCATAAGGAAATGGAGTTAGTGTAATGACAACAACAACAACGACAACTACATCAACAAACCCAGCAACAGTTACAACTACTGCAACTGCAACTCTCTTGCCATGGAATGGATTTGCAATTTCGGGCTTTGTTCTTTCACTTACTATTTGGCCAATGGCTTTTATCTTTAGTCCAATAGCACTTAGCCAATTTAAAAGAAATGGTGAAAACTGGAACAGAGGTAAAGGTCTTGCAACTGCAGGTTTAATTATTGCAATAGTGCAAGCAGTTTTTACTGTTTTGTTTTGGGATTATCTTCTTAGCGATATGGAATACTAATCCTATAATAAATTATCCTGAGCATGATTTAAAACTGCTCGATCTTTTAACAAAAAAAATGCACGTGTGACTTATCCACAGGCTGTGTATAACTTTAAGTAGCATGTGATTTTTCTCACACTCTCTGAGCGTCTCATTATTTAAGACTACTCGCTAGTAGGTTGATAATTTATGACTAATAGGCTAGACTTACATAGTAAGAAAAAATAAATAAGCAAGATTTGTCAGACCCCTATGGTAGGATAAAGTTAATAACAAAAAAAGAAAGAGGTTGCCCAATGGCTACTAAACTATACACAATACAGGATTTACTAATTGGTAAAAACTATCGTTCCCGTAATCGTCACTTTGAGGGAGAAATTATTTCTGCCTCTCCACGCCCTGCAATTTGGTATGGAGAAAATACTGAGGCGTATGTCGTTGAAGTCTATGACCGCACTTTGCGAAGTAAGTTTGCAACAGTAGCAGTAAAGGTTGGTGAGTAATGAATAACGAATACCTATACGCAGTAACAGTATCGTATGATAGTAACCCCGTTCATTGGACGGGTCGTTACTCTGATGCACTAAGTGCAGTTAATGCTTTCAACGAAATTGTTGATTGGGGATTTGCTGATGAATATTCAACAGTTAATTTATCTGAACCAAGTGGAAAGATGCACACCCGCACTTTCTATCGTGAAGGACGAAAGGTCGTAACAAAATAATGGGAAGCGTAACTGCACTCGGTATTCAAGATACCGTACTTGATTTAGAAACACAATTAGCATATCACTTGCAGGGTAATCACTATCCTCCAGTACCGCTATCTATGGTGCAACCTTGCATAGATGCTATTGACGCATACTATGATGAGGACTACCGCAGAGAGATAGATTTGCCTCAAGGAGTGTTGTGGCGTGGGCAGGTTACTGCACCAGCAGATGCAATAATTGAGCAACACCATTTATCTTTTTGGCTACCAGAGGAGGACTAAATGTCTGATACAATAAACAATATGGAACTTAGATTTGCTGATAACTTAAAACCATCTCAACTTATAGAAGGCGATCTAATTAAGGTTGATGATGAATATGTAACTATTGAAACCATTACAGAAAATGAAGATGGATTTAATATTTATACTAGAAATGATTTTAACGAAGAGGGTCACATTTATTTATTTGATGATGAAACTATTGAGTGGTATGTATTCTTTGAAGAAGACTAATCACTAAAGTATTTTTATGTGCTTCCCCGCATAAAAATGCACGTGGCGCCTGTGTGAGATTTATCACATTTAAGATATTGACATTTTTTCCCATGTATGCTAAGATTAATTTATGAAGAAAACACCAGAGGAATTACGCAGGCTTATGGAATTACGCCGTAGCAATGCGGCCTCTGCCGTGCCCTCTAAGAAATCCTATAACCGTAGGAAATGTCAGTCCGAAATGCTACAATTAAAACAACAAGAAGGAGAATAGCCCCATGGGAAATATCGCAGATGAATTCTATGATGAATACTATGCAACAACCTGCCCTGAATGTAAAGAAAATGCGGTAGACGCATATGAAGAAAAATGCACTCATTGTTTACTAGAAGAAATGTCCGCAACCTATAACGAAGACATTGCTCTAGAAATGAGTCTTGGCCTTGACTACTAATACACTTAAACTAAAACGCTCTAAAGATAGAAAGGTTGCTAATGCCGTCACACCTAATGGAAAACAAGCAAGTATCGCAAATACCTTTGGCCTCCCTGCTGGAAAGGCTTTCTCGTGTCCTGGTGCCACGAGTGTATGTGAATCCGTATGCTATGCAGGAAAACTCGAAAAGATCTTCCCAACCGTAAAAGTTAACCTGCTACACAATTGGGCCCTGCTAAAAGACGCAGACTATTTAACTATGCTTAATCTCATTGCTGAGATGATTGCAGACTTCAAGGCTGATTGTATAAAGAAAGACGCCCCCATGCTATTCCGCATTCACTGGGACGGTGACTTCTTTAATGATACTTATACCACTGCATGGTCCGATGTAATCAAACTTAATCCTGATATTCAATTTTGGGTATACACTCGTGTAAAATCTGCAGCCCTCCTACTTAAGGACATTGATAATCTTAGTCTTTATTTTTCTGCTGATAGTGAGAATGTAAAAACTGCCGTTGATTTAAAAATTAACAGTGGTGTACGCATGGCATACCTTGCTAAGAATTTTGCAATTGGTAAGGCAGACATAAAAGAAATGATTGGTAAGCCTGCTGCTAAGTGTCCTGAGAATAATAAACAGATTCCACTTATCTCAACAAATGGAAGCGCTTGCGTTTCTTGCTCACTTTGTGTATACTCTAAGAGTGACATAATTTTTTCATCGAGTAAGAAATGAGATAACATGCGTAGTACTCAAGTTATACTTTTATTTTGGTTGTTGCTTCTTTTATTTTTCCATCAATAAAATAAAAGGGTGCACGTCGCAAAGATCCAGGTTTGTCAAGTTTATGATAGGCTTTTAAGATGTGATTAAGGACACACCGCAAATCCCCCGCTGGATTGGTATTTATGACATTTTTATGCTAAAATTATACTATAAGCAATTAACCCCCACAACAGAAAGGCAAGACCCAAATGACACTACACGGATACACTTACCAAATTGGTGATTTATTCACAACAAGCAAGACAGGCGTTACAGGTCGTATCGCAGGATTTACACCAATGTCTAATAAGGTTACTAGAGTTAGCCTCATCTTGGCAAATGGCGCACAACGCCTTGCTATGGTTAAGACCTCTAAGTAATCTCACAATGTGAGAAATGTTAAGTTTCGATTTGACATTTCTACAACCAAAATGTTATACTTAGGTATAACTAAATAACAACCCCTAAACAGAAAAGAGAAAAACAATGTCAGTAGCAACAGCAACATACAAGGTCGGCGATACTTTCACGACACAGAAGTCAAAGGTAACAGGAGTTATCCAAGAAATTAACCCACTACCAAATGGTAATGTGCGAGTTAAGTTAGATGTAAATGGTTCAGCCCGTTACACAACTTGGACGGCTAAGTAATCTAATTACTAATTCCTGAGTAGGAATACAAACTGCTCAACCTCCCCCAACTAATACCCCATAAAAGAAAAGAGATAAACAGATGGCTAGAGCAAAAGCAATAAATGTAAAAATCCCAACAGTTCGAGTAATCGCAGGACTAGAGCAAGCACTTGCTACACTAGAAACAGACTACGCAACACAAGAAGCAAAAGAAGCAAAGTATGAAATTGCTCGCAAGGCATGGCAGGAAGCACTTTGTGCCTATGCCGTAGCAAACATCTCAAAGGCAGAAAACTTCCGTACTAACTATCGTCATTGGTCAAACAATCTTAACATTGACTTTGACTTAACAGTTACAGAAAAAGAAATGCCAACAGAGCCTGAGAAGGACTTTGAGACAATTCACATTAGCACTTATCGTGAGTCAAAGAAAGAAATAACAAACGCAATTCGTCTGTTAAAGATGACAGATGAGGAAACAGTTAATACCTCAACCTACAACGCAATCGCACAGTACCTATAAATGAAATTGGGGGAGGCGTAAAAACCTCCCTCAACTTTCGCCAGGCTGATTAGGGCGATAATAGAAATACTATAGAGCAAGGCTCCTGCAGGCCTAAAGAAGCAGACATCCTGAGCACGATCCAAAAAGGCTCACCCTTAAGGGGACTTGACAAATGTCAGTGGTGCCCTGTACAATTAAATTAAACCAACTACAGAAAGAGGCCCCCATGGACCAAACAGAAGAATCAGTAACAGTAATACCAAACACAACGCAAGAATTCCTTTTATCTCAGATTAAAATAAAAGATGAGCGTATTGCTCAACTTGAAGAGCACACTCAAAAAGTAACCCAGCGCTCTTATTCCGATTCAGCAGACCGTAACCGTATGGTTGAGGGAATGAAGGACTGGACCCTTAGTGAATTAAGTAATGAAGACATCACTGAATCTCAAGCAGAACAAATTGCTGAAATCATGGGCTTTGAATTAACAACAGAGTTTGAATTGGAAGTTACAGTTCTTTATTCAGTTACTGTTAATGCTCGTGATGAAGAGTCTGCACAGAATGTAATTCACGATATTGATTTTGATACCGTGCAATATGACTCAGATAATATTTCTTGGTTATCATCGAGTGTTGATAGAATAGATATTTAGTAGGGGGCTACTAATACAACTGGCCACCGTACAGCCAGTATAAATAAGTGGCGAAACATCCTGAACACGATGTAAAACTGTTCACTTTTTATTTTAATTTGCACGTGGGGGTTATCCACAGGTTTATCCACAGGCTGTGATTAAGATCACCTTTAAGAAATGTCCGAATTGCCCCATGTATACTTATACGATTTGACTTTGTCAGTCCACCCATGTATACTTAGATTAACAACAACAGAAAAGAGAAACTCATGGCACATGACCTAGAAACACAAAACGGCGTTGCATCATTTGCATCATTCCGTGAACCTGCTTGGCATGGATTGGGTACTGTATTCACAGAAGAAAAAACTACATCAGAAATGTTGGCGCTTGCTAATCTTTCTAATTGGAATGTTCGTCTTGAAGATTTAACAGTACCGACCCACTTATCATCAGATAAGAATTATCAATATGTATTGCGTACTAACCCTACAGATACAACACAGACCGACATTCTTGGTGTCGTTGGTGAGCGTTACCATGTAATGCAGAATGAAGATTTATTCTCATTCGGTGACAACATTCTAGACGGCGGAGGCCGTTGGGAGACTGCTGGCTCAATTAAGGGTGGCCGTGTTGTGTTCGGTGCGTTGGCACTAGAGCGTGAGACTGTCCTAGACCCTAGCGGTGTTGCCGATAAGGTAAAGACTTATTTACTTATCAACACATCACATGATGGCTCAATCGCTATTCAAGCAAGCATCACACCTGTTCGTGTTGTGTGCGCTAACACTCTCAATCTTGCTCTTGGCTCAATCAAGAAAAAGAATGGCGTTAAGCAATCATTCAAGATTCGTCATACACAGACTGCAAGCGGTAAGGTTGCAGTTGCTCGTGAGACTCTTGGAATGGCTAACAAGTACATGGACGCATTTGATATTATGGCTAAGGCTATGATTGAAAAAGAAGTCAATGCTAAGCAATTCAATGATATTGTATTGGCTGCATATGCAAAACCAGAAACAGATGCTAAGGGTTCGCTAAAAAAGTGGGAGAATAAAATTGATTCAATCAATGATATTTACACAGGCGAGTTCAATGGTATGATTGCTGGTAGTGCATGGGGTGCTTTCAATGCACTAACTGAGCGCCTTGACTGGTATCGTTCTGCTCGTGGTGGTTCTAACGAATCAATCCTTGCATCAGCATCAGGATTTGACCCTGCTATCAATGCAGAAAAGAATCGTTTGCTAAAAGTTGTACAGAATGTAATGCAACTCGCATAACAAAAAAATCCTAAGCATGATTTAAAACTGCTTTCCTTAATTGGAGTGTTAGCATAGTTGGTTAATGCGCTACCCTGTCACGGTAGAGATCACGGGTTCAAGTCCCGTACACTTCGCAAAATCGCCACGTGTGGAAATTAGTACAAATCGGACATAAAAATGTCAAATAAAATAAACTTTACGATAGTCAAACCTTTTCCCCAAAAATGTCAAACCTAAAAATCTTTACGAACGACTTGACATTTCCCCCAATCTCTGCGATAATTAATACATGACCCAAACAATGAGAACGATTGACGAATTAGTCAATGAGATGTACATGGACAATGAGCCACATCTCGAATACATGGAGAATATGAACGGTGGGGATTGTGATTGTAACATCCACACTACCTTGAATACAATAGTCAAATACTGGTGGGATGAGGAGAACTGATGTTAGGCTATGACATTGATGATTTAGATAAGATGAGCAATGCCGTTCATAACTCATATAAGTATTTAAGTGACCCTGATGATAAAGAAGGTATTCTCATGGCACAACAGTTTCTTCAAGGCCTATGGGCAGAAGGGTACTTTGACTAATGAATCCTGATGGCACAAGAGATGTTGTTTACTCCCCTGATAATTGGGGCATTGATGCTCCTGACTGGGCTACCCCAACCTTTGGGTCCTATAATGATTTCTTAGATGAGGATGATGACTATGTGGAGTAAGTATACATTTGTTTGTGACCCTGATGAGTGTGACGCTCTTCTTGAGTTTACCGCTAGAGATGGCTTTGGCTTTCCCCTGGGATCTGTAGAGATGAAATGCCCATGTGGACGCTGGATGGCTTACATTAGCATTGAAGAGGTTTGGTCCCCCATCATTGATACTATAGAGATGCTTAATGATTTTAAGAAGCAAGCAGGCATAGCCATAGACTCTTTGGATGTGATGAAGGTCACACCCCCACAACTTGTAAAAATCAACACCAACCCGTATAATTAATATATGGACCTAAACACATTCCGAGAATATATCCGATTGCATGCCATATCCCTTGAACAGGATTTGGAAAGCGAGGACGGTGCTGATAGCATTGTTCCTTACCTTGAAGGAGCCATTGATGTATCCCGCCACTATTTGGAGGTAACCAATGAACGATAACACTACCCTTGACCCATACCTAATGAAACTAGTAGAACTTGGTATGGACGGAGCAGATATCCTGCACGGTCACCTTAAAGTTTTAATGGTTGAGGCAGAGAAGCAATTAGACCTGTGCATTGAAGCAGAGGAGTATTCAGAAGAAGCAATGGACTCAATGGCTCGTACAGAGGCCAATGGCTATTTTGACGCACTGTGTGAAGTCTATGCCCTAACTTATGCTATTGCTTTTGCCAAGGAAGAAGTAAAGAACCGCAAGGAGATTCTAGGTGAATAACGAACGGTTTATCGAAATGACTGAGGAAGAATGGTTTGAGACTTATAAGCCTGTTAAGAATCATCTTGAGACTACCTCCTCATTTGACGGACACATGTTTGAGACATATGGCTCAGAGGTAGAGTTTGTTAAATCTATCCCTGAAGACCGTATCTGGATGCTTGGTGACGGTGACGACGGTGGCATGTACATCTGGAACGGCTGGGGATTTGTAAATAGAATAGGATACTTTGTCACTGAGGTACCCTGCCCACCTGACACGACTATTCAGGTCCAAGTAGGTATACCTTGGTATTACTGTGAGGCCTGTGACTCAGAATGGGAAGACCCTGATAATCTTATTAGAGATGCCTTCCAAGAAGAGGATTTGGAAAAATGCCCTAACTGTGCTACCATTGAAGAAATGACCCTAGTAGGATTGGATAACAAATGACAAAATATGTAATAGATGAACTTACCTTAGTAGGAAGTTTTGCTGTTGACTCAGGCCAAGCAATGGTGGGCGACCCATGCTACCTTGACCAATGGAAAACAAATGAGGGTGAGCCATGGGATATGGAAGGCAAGATAGGAGAATACTCTTATCAAGGTGCTAGTGCTACAACGATTAACTCTAACGCAGGGGAGTTAGGAATTGGTAGCGCAATTGTATTTAACACAGGCTATGGTGACGGCTACTATCCTGTTTATATAAAGACAAATCAAGACGGACGAGTTGTAAAGGTAGTAATTGACTTCGAAGGCGACCTAGATGAGGAGCAAGACTAATGGGTGCACGGATCAACTATGTATTTAAAGATTCATTAACTAAGCCTTCAGTTGTACTCTATAGTCACTGGGGTGAGACCGAATGGCAACGGGACCTAGCAATGGCCCTGCAGCATTCAAAACCTAGGTGGATAGACGCCTCCTATGGTACCCGCATGATGATTAGTTATCTTACGCAAGACTCAGTCTTGGATGAGACAGGCTTTGGTATCTATGCTATTAATAACGGTGACTATGAATTTTGGGACACCACTGTAATCATCGACTTCAATACTAAGACTATTAATGAACTGGGCTCAGACACCTATGTTAATTGGGACCTATTCATAGCAGCATATCGACCAGTTTTAATGGAGCAAATCTAGGGAGTGGGTCCTCTAGATTATAGGGTGGAAGGGGCAGGCGTGGGGCTTGCTCTTTCCCCCACTTTTTGGTACAATAGATACAAGGGAGAACTATGCGTATAAGCAGACGAGTCACAGATGAGGAGAAGGTAGCCATGAAGTTAGGCAACATGGTATCTGACCTCAGAGTTGATTTGGAATTAGTCGGGGAATACCTAGCAAAGTCTCAGCCCTATGTCGTGTATAATAGATTACAGACAATAGCAGAGTCAGCCAAAGAAACTAAGGAAGGTACAAATTATGCCATTAACGGATTTTGATAGCAGGGCTTTAATTCTTGGACAGTTATGGGTCAATTATAAAAGTGATGACGAATGGACAGACTTCTTCGCTTATAGCGATTTAGGTTTGCCACTTGCTTTCTCTTTTGCTGAAGGCATTGTCAATCACACACCATCACTTGAACAATACATAAACGAGACATGGGATTTGTTTATTGAAGGTTTGGGTATTGAAGATGAAGGTTTTGCACGACTGGAAGATATCTTCACAGAAGAGTAACTGTGCCCCGAAAGGGCACGTGCATTATCATTCAATAACAAACCATCAAACCTTATAGCCAAAAGACATTACGAACCTCCAAATCTTTCCCCCTCCAGAACATTACGATCCAAACCTTTGTTTCCCCAAACTAGGTGTATACTTTATATATGAGTCCAAGACATTTTGCAAACCTTTATAAGCAAACCTCCCATCGCCATGATAGCCCAAGTGATGGTGATATATTTAATAAAGACTTTGGTGCTATATGTGGTATGTTGTATAGTGTTGTAACTCTTAAGGCTTTCTTTCCTAAGTCCCCCGCCCCAGCGATGACTGATAATCCTATCACTGACGGCAACGGCGGGGATCAAGAAGAACAAAACAAACCCCTATAGAATAACAAACCATTATCTCCTGGTTTCTTTAAATAACATAAAGGTTTGTTAAAAAAACATTACGATATGTGCAAATTTCTCCCTGGTTTCTGGGGATTTTTTTATATGGTTTTAGGGTTTGACAAACCATTATATCTGTGGTATCATCGGCTGCGAGATAGTTTGTAAGGTTTGGTATATGAGGTTTGAAGGTTTGAGGTTTGGGGCCCCCAAGACATTACGAACGCATCGTTAAAAGCGCCCCATTCTCCACTATCCTCCACTTCACTCCACTTCTAGGGTGTCTAATAAGATAATCAGTAAGATTAATCTGTGGATAAACCTGTGGATAACTTTATGAAATAAAGCCTAGGCTATCTCTAAACCTATATGCCTCATCAAGCATTGGATTATTTGGGACTGAAAGGTGAGAGTAATCTGACAAATTCTCTGGATTTAAAAACCTTACAAACATCATCCTAATATACTCTCCTTCTTTAAAATGCTTCAAAACCCTCCAATGAATTTCTTTATTTGCATTAAAGATTAAGGCACAGTTATCCTCTAACTTATAAGTTTCTAGGTTTAACCCTATATCCCAAACGGTATTAGACTCTAACTGTATACTAACAATCAGGTCATTAGTGTCTCCATCAAAATGAGGATTTAGTTCAGGGTTTCCATATAAAAGGCTATACTCTACAGACATGGCAGAGCCCATCTCTAAAGGTTTGCCAATCTCCTTTAGTTTCTCAATAGTCTCTGGGAGTAGTAGGCTTTCTAAATCACGAACCTGAATCCTGCCTAACTCATTATCAATAATTGTTGGGCTTTCTGATATTATTTTCTTTATATGATCTATTTCTTTTTTTGAAAAAATGTTATTTATTCTTGTTATTGACATACAAATATTGTACCATAATTGACCTGTGGATAACTCTATGATATGATAGATATATGTTAGATATCAGAGGCATCCCAACACCTGCATGTCCTTGTTGTGGCTCTACACTCTTGAGGGTTACTGTAGAGTTTGATCCACAAACTTATGAGATTCAGATGTATCTTTTGGATGATGCCCAATGTGTAGAATGTAAGTGTCTTATCACTGCTCCTACTCCATTAGACCATCCAGACTATGTATAACTCTGTTAACCATAATGTGATAAAATAGACCAATGGACAGATTCGAATCATCATATAACAAATTCTCTTTAGGCTATACAAACCCTATGATCAATGTCCTATGCTATGAATGTGGTGGTATGTATCAAACCCAGTATGGTAGAGAAGATGTTACAAAACAATGTCAAAAATGCGACGGTAAATAAAGATTACGATACACCAGATACTTCCCCCTATGGTATGATATATACATGGATAAAATTATAGAAGCCTCCAACAACAAGACATATGCCCTATTTAGGGGGCTATGCAAAGATGTGCCTAACTGGTCAGATTTCATAGAAAACTTTGATTATAACTACAATAGAGACAAAGACAAAAATAAAAATAATCCAGACCGTAGATACCTTACAGACCACATTATGGTTTATAATAAGTTTGACCCCATCATCTTTAATGCTATAGAAGACAAAACCACTAGACTATTTGATAAGTCATTAGAGGCACAAAGCCTTATAAAAGGTTTGACAAAAAATAAAATCAGTTCAATTAAAAGTATTATTAACTTCCTAGGCAATGAGCAGGAATACTGGATCCATAGTGATGACCACGCTGTTATCTCCTGGCACTGTGTTGGTACCATTGAGTGGAGATTCTATAAAAATGTTAAAGAAGAGGATATGGAGAAAATAAGCATTGAAGGTGCCGAGTATGACTCCGTAGTCCTTGAACCAGGAGATGTGGTATATGTGCCTGCTGGGGTGGTACATCAGGTTATTAATAACAAACCTAGAGCATCTTTAGTATTTCAATATTTTCCAGATTCTGACGCTATAGGGAATACTTACTAGTATAGGGATTACGATCCTTTCTTGACATCCCCCGCAATTTCTGATACAATCAATATATGAACCAATTTATGCAAGACTATGCCTCATGGGTCCTCGCTGTCATTGGGGTCGCAGGTATATATTTTGTTGGCCGTAAGAGTTTCTTCGGCTGGTATATTCTTCTATTCAATGAGACCCTATGGATGATATACGCTATTACTACTGAGCAATATGGTTTTATCTTCTCTGCCCTTGCATATGCAGCAGTATATGTTCAATCACATAGGCACTGGAAGGCTTTAGACAAAGAACAGTTGTCTTGGAGGAGTTTTACCAAGTTAGTTTGGGACCGTAATGATTAACATGGAGATACCTGATCCATTCCAAACCTTTGTAGCCAAGAAATATGCTAACGCTAAGGGCTATGTGCATGACTTCTTTACTGGAGAATGGTCTTATAGGTGTAGTACTTGTAAGGATGATATTTCTGGTCCGTCCCGCAAAATATTGACCAAGATTAGACTATACCACAGCAGGAATGAGTGTTTAAATGGTTGGTAAATGCGATCACACCTGGTATATGCGTGAGCCAGGGATACAGTGTACAAAATGTTTAGTTATATGGGAGAGTGATGAGGATATTAATCTGTCCGATTTGTAAGAAGGAATGGGATCTAAGATGGGGTATCTTTGCTCATGATTCCCTTGCTCGGCATATGAAGGCTACTCACCAATAGTGCCCGTGTAGGGCATAGAGAGGTTTACTACCTCTATTTTCGCCGAACTTTAAAGACTTGACAATTTTTTCGCCGAATGGTATGATGTATATATGACATGTACAAAGTATGGGTGCGACTACCAATTAGACCTTGATGGCCAGGTAACCTGTGCTGTCTGTGGGGCTATGGATGATGATAGACAGCCTGTGGATATCTTTGAAACACAAACAGACTTTGAGTAATGATATAATAGATCAATGGACAGGTTTGAGTCATCATATAGTAAGTTTGCTAAGTGGGAGCCATATAAAATAGCCTGTAGCAAATGTGATCAATTATATATCAAACAAGATGAC